TTCCAGATTCAGACCTATATCCTAAAACATAAGTCATAAAGTATTGCATTTGGCAAAATTCATAGTTTCCATAGCTGGAAGACCTGATGTATGTAGCTATCATTTTATTCCCTTATCTGGTGTATTGGAGTCTTTTTCAGCTTAGACATATCGTCTCCAAGCCAGCCGCTGCTGTCTAGATTAGATATCAATTCTTTGCTTACTTCGTTGATAGTCATTGTTGAATTGTCTATAATTAGATCACAGGCACTAATCACAGGATCTGCGTTTTCGCTAGAATGACTGTCCTCCTTAACTTTTCTAGTAAGACCTACACACATACTAAGATCTCCCCAATGTTCTTTGATCTTTAAAAGTTCGTCTGTAAATCTCATGTCATCAATTACTGCCAAAAGAGGTTTTTCTTGACTGATTTTTTTTATGGTTCTGTTAATCCATATAGGTTCCCAGATTTTACGCATAACATCTGTACCAAAGAATTGCATAAACTCGCGAGCGGTCATTGGCCCTTCTCGCCAGTCCCAGCTTTTCTTTGCGTCAATTGGCATTTTTACCATAAGGTTCATGTTTTGAAACCTTGGCATATTCTCCCATCTTAGGTGTTCTTGGAGTTGATTCTTCTGCTCGTCTGTGCCGTATACGCACTCATGAGGAATATCGAAAAGATCTGCACACATCTTTTTCAGTTCGCTTGCGAAACTATATCTTTTTACAAATGGAAACATAACACCTTCTGCCCAATGTAAAAATTCTTCATCTCTTCTTGATATGTCTAGTTTAAGAAAACTATCTTCCTCTTTGCCGTCTTCTCCCAGTCCAGCATTTACGAAAAGATCCCCTTCGTTTGTTATTACAAAGTCTTTTATAATATCAAAACATCTCATTTGGTATCCATGAAGAAAATTACAGAGCGTAGATTTGCCCGACTGTTTTCTTCCTGCAATAGCTAAAATTCTAGTCATATTCTTATTGTCTCCATATCGCTTAACTGTGGATTTAATTCTAAATTCAATTCCTCAATAGACATGTCTCCCACATCTTTTGTTGATATTGTTGGTCTGTAGTAGTTGAATCTTCTTCCTCCTTTTTGGACTATCTGTTTTGCTGCCTTCTTGCCCGCTTCATCATAGTCTGTAAGAATTATAAGATTCATAACGCCGACCTCTTCTAGCAAAACTAGCTGGTCATCACTTAAAGCAGATCCGAAAATACTTACGGAGTTTTTGTACCCAGATTCGTGCATTCTCCAAACGTCACCCTGTCCCTCTAATATAAAGAGGGTTGGGTATTTAAACCTATCTTTCATAAAATCTTTTGCAATATTTATGCCGTATAGTGAATTTTTCTTAAATCCTTTACTATGAAGCCATTTCTGCTTAGACTTATCTGTTGTATCTCTGCCGACGCAACCTAGATAGCTGTAGTTTATGTCGTAGATGGGAACCACGGCCCTTTTGTACATAGGCTTTCCGACCTCTGAGCAGTCGCCAACGTCAAAAGTAATTAGTGTTTCTTTCTTATATCCTCTATCTATATAATAAGAAGAAGGAATGTCTAACTTCTTCTGTATGCTGTCTCTGGAAAACTTTTGCTCTGGGCTAGTATATTTCTTTTGAAAAAGATCTAAAAGCTTAGATTTTTTGTTGTTTGTTACATGCCTATTTTCATCAATGTCTATTTTAGACTCACCTAAAAACTCTAAGCAAAAACTAAAAGCTTCGTTAAGAGAAACGCTTCTTCCTTTTTGGTAAGATAGCGAACCTCTTACAAATCCAAATATATTATCTTTCCATTCTTCTTCGCAATGACAAGTCCAACATTTCCAATTTCCTTTAACGGTATCTCCATCTGTAAAAACCGTACATCCCTCTGGACTATCTCCACCATGCACTGGACAAGGAAAAGAAAATCTGTTTGGATATTCTACGTAATCTACGCCAAACCTGTCTAGCAGTTCATCTACACGCTCTGAGAGCATATCGCAGACTTTAGCTATTTCAGGCTGGGATAGCGTCTTGCTCTTCGTCTGTTTCAAAGCCTTCTTCTCTTGATCTTGCATTATTATGTATCTCGTCTCTACTTAAACCTTCTTCAATTTTACCTATGGAACCAAACATTTTTACACTAACATAGTTTCCATCTTGCATACCCTCGCCATGTCTAGTCTCTACTGTTACAATTTTTCTATCTCCGTTTCTTATGTTGTCCTCCGCCATTTCTTCATCAGACTTACGTTTAAAGATTGAAAAACTAGTACAGAGCCAAACAAGCCTATCTGAACCAGATATAACATCCGTTGTTTCTTTTGTAATACCGTCCCTGTTAAGCTGCACGAAAGCTAGACATGGAACGTCATACTTAACCATAAAGTTGTGAAGCTTGGTAATTTGAAATCCTAAGACTTGAAATTCTGCAACGTTACTAGAAATGGCGCTAGAGTCCATAAGTTTCAAGTAATCGTAAATTATAGCACAGTCATTTGTTTCGCCATTCTCATCAAATCCAACGTGTTGGTAAATCCATTTTCTCATAATTCCAAGTATGTTTTCAAATGGTTGACCGGAGATATTTATATAGTGATATGGTATAGTCTTTAATTCTTCTGCTGCCTTAGTAACCTTTTCTTTTTCAATTTCATTCTCTGTAAACTTTCCGGTTGATATCCTTTTGGTTTCTACTCCGCTCAAACACGCAAGCATTCTGTTCCAGTGATCTTTCTTTGACATTTCTGTGTCCAAGACAAGAACCGGAATATTTTTCTTCGCTATGTTTACAGCAACGGCATCACCAAACATAGACTTGCCTACTTTAGGACGGGCGGCGATGAGATCTACACACTTCCTTCTAAGACCTCCACCAATAGCCTGATCGTATCTATCAAAGCCGGTAGGTATTCCTACAAAGTCGGAAACGTTTTCTGAAAGATATTCTAAATATTCATCAATTTCATCTCCGATAAGTTCTGTTTTGTTTCCAGAAGATTGATATACGTCAGCGGTAGCATCTAGAATGGGACTCTCCACCTTGGAGATAAGATCCATAATATCTTCTTCGCCAGTAATGTTATCTAAATCTTTTGAACATAAAGATATTGTCTTTTTAAAGTCTCTGGCTAGCTTTAGCTTGGCAAGTTTTGCTGCGTGTGCTTGGGCGTTGTCTTTATGTACTGGAAAATTAAACAGAGATCTAACAAAAGATATTTCCTCTTTTGTGTTTATGACCTCTTCCATGCCCAAAGTATTCGCGGCAGATAGTATAGAAGAAAGTTCTACTTTTAAATTTTCAGAAACAACTTTATAGATACAGCTAAAGATTAGCTGATTCATCTCATCTGTAAAGTGACTCTCCTCTACAAAATCCATCTCAAGATAAGAGTCTAGCCCAAATTGACATAGAGAAGCTAAGACAGCCCTTTCAGACGCCAAGTCTTGCAGATTGTTTTTCATCTCTTTACTCCACCGCTCGCGCATCTTAGGCAAGTATAAAACTCTCTTACAAATTGTGGATGAACCATTTCTGACTTATTGCAATAATTACAGACCTGTTCAACCTTTTGAAATTTAGGTCTAGACCTAGCCGTAGGAACAACTTCTGGTGTTTTGTTTGCTTCGTTTTTATGCTCTGTTCCATCGTCTACAAAAAGGTTTTCTCTTTTTTTAACCTCTAATTGTGTAGAGTTTTGCTTAGGCTTGTCTCTTTTCATTGTAAAGTCGTCTGAAACTCTTGTTTCTTGCTGTGGAGGTTTAACCTCTTTCTCTGTCTTATCGACATCGCGAGCTTCAAGGTCTGAACTTTGAAGTTTTTTTACAAGTTCCGCCTTTTGCTCTTCTGTCATCATATTCAATAATGTTTCTACAATGTCTTGACTCATTGTTTTCTCCTAGCCATATTCGTTAATATTTCTGCCATCTTAATAATTCTGCTGTTTTTACCTTCTAGCGTTCTAACTCTAGCCTCTGCGTGATTTTTGACTTTCAATATTTCAGAAGCTAGAGGGTTTTCTTTGACTGCTGCAAAATACTTTTGCTGCCACTTCGTCCAACCGTCTCCGTATTGGTTCATCGTGCTACCTATTATAAACCAGATAGAGGAATCTGCCCACTCTAAAGCGTTTTTTTCTTTGGCTAATTGTGTCTCTATATACTCTGCATAGGCATATAGTCTAAAGCTGTATATGTTACACTCTTCGGAAGTCAAAGACCTCATGTCTTCGTAATTAGCATTGATAATATTGGAAACTTCTTCTGGAGGCTCAACTTCTACTAAATACTTAGAACGCTTCCAGTCTTCAATAGACTGTAAAAACTCATTCAATTTTTCTTCGCCACTCATCTATATCCTCGTTGTAGTTAAATTCTATAAATCTTATCTCGTTGACTTCACACCATTCGGACTTTTTCCTGTCTCTGGCCTGCGCCCTAAAAAACGAGAGTTTGTCTTTAAAATGAAACTTGTTAAACTTAAAGTGTTGTTGTCCATGAACTTCTACTATTAGGTTTCGGTTTGGAACAAATAAATCTGCTCTAAGTATAGAGTTTTTCCCAGTCCTAGTTCCGGGCAGAGATACTTCCTCTAGAACCCTGTCATGAGGGAACAACTCGTCTAGTAGCTGCTTTGCTTTTTTGTGCAGCTTAGACCTTTGCCCTCCCCCAGACTTAGGGTTCCATTTATGCTCTTTCCCGTCTAATCCAAAAACTATCAAGACAAAGATTCCAATATCATGTTTTTCAGAATGGTTATTAGTTCTGGATGGTCAGAAATAAAGTTGTACAACTTTGATTGCCCTTGAAACTTAAAAGCTTTTATTATAGCTTCATCGTCTTCTATGTCAACGTCTGGATTTATCTTTTTAACTATATCTTTATTCATCAATAAAAACGGACAAGAAATCCAAGCGCCAGCCTTGTCGATAAAACCTAAGTCTAGGGCCAGTTCTATGATCTCTTGAGTTTTATCAATACCTCGACCATACCTGATATAACTTTGAACATTGCCTCCCGGTGGTCCCATAGATGAGCATATGATACCCCAATTAATTTGTTGACCTATCCTCTTTCCGTTTTCATCGTCCCAATATTTTATAGCTGGAGAATCTTTTCCACCGTTTCTTATCTCCATTCTTGTATCAGCTTGATACTGAATCTTGTTTCCTCCGTCTGCCATTTTAGCTTTACCAAAACCAGAAGTATTGGCGATGTAATGAGTAATCGCAATCATTAGTCCTCGTTGTCTAGGAAGTAGCTGTCCCATCTTCTTTGTAAAAATACTAAGTATTTTAGGAAGTCCAGCACGACCGGGACTAAAATCGTTGTCTAATTCTTTTTCTGGGATGAGAGAAGAGATAGAATCAATAATAAGAACTGCGCCATGATTATCTGGATGGCTCATCATTAAATAGCCCCACTCCAAAAACTTTTCAGCAGGGATTGGCTTATCTTCTGGGGCCATGATAGACATCTTTTCAGGGTCTAGACCATCCACCTGAAAATTCATATCTTTGAATCTACCTTCTGCATCAATATAGATTACATTCCTACCCATTTCTTGGCAGTTGCAGGCTATCTGCATCGCGGTGGTTGTTTTACCAGATTTTGGATCTCCGGTTAGTGTTACCCAACTACCTTCTTTGATGCCGCCTCCTAACGCAATATCAATGGCGGGACTGACTGGTATCACCTCATACCCGCTTTTTTCTTTTAATACCTCGGTTCCGGTCTTAATAATCTTCCCATACCCTTTAGCATCTTTTTTTAGATACTCAGGAATGCTATCTTTTTTTATTGTTTTTGCCATCTATCTTCCTTAGTTTTGAAAATAAAGAATTCTTTTTAGCCTTGATTTTCTTA